AGGAAATAGTTGCTCCCAAACAGTTCCATCACTTAACACATAATTCTTTAACATAATACATATGTGTATTGATAGGAGAAGGCGTCTATACACCTCTTGTAAACCAAATTCTAATTCTGTCCATATATCTTCTCCTGGATAATACACCTCAAAAATCGCCTGTATTCCTGACAAATGATTAGCATACCCCATCGTGAAATCGTATGTACTACAATCACTCGATATCTGCTCCATCATTCTCAACACCCTAGCTATCATTATTCTCTGTCCTTCCACTGTATTAAACGGTAACCCATTAACTAGCGGTAACACCGAGCATTTCAACTCCATAGCCTGTTTCAATTGATGTAAGATCACATGATCCACTATACTATCAACTAAACTCTGCTGTGCTATTATCCTATATGTTCCCTTTTGCATCTTACTTGTACTGTGCGGCTCCTCTTTTATAAATACAGTGAACCCGTCTGTTAAACCTAAGTCCATTAACTCATAAGCTGATCTATAATCTTCATGCCACCCATTAAATTCTTTTCTATTCTGCAATCTGTTGTAACACAATCCAACTAATTGTGTCACGTTTATGTCTATCCAGTCCCCATTTGTTTTATATTGTGATTTATAAGGTAATCCTGGACTACTCATTCTATTTACCTTATTGTGAACAATCCACAATATCAACTTTATTTCTCCTTCTTTAGTCATATCATACGTATTCCAACCAACCTTGTCGCCAGAACGAATATTACATCTATCTCCTAGATGTTCAGCCAACTTGCTGACAGCCTTCTTGCTGATTTTCGGTTCTCCGTCAAAATAATTGATATTTTGCTCCATACCAATTAGGATGTGTTTAATCAAACTTTTCTTCTCACTTTCCACATCACGTGGGGGGTAGTGATACTTTGTCGGATCGTATTCTCCTTTTTCTACTAAATATTCCATATCTTCACTATTTTTGATTATTGCTTGTGTACTTCCGAATTTCTGAGTATCAAAGTATCGAAATGCGCTTTCCAATATGTATTCTCCGGCATCGGTCTTAGCAACACGTTTTTCCATTTCTCGGATTTCGCCTTTGTCACTAACTCCAAGTACTGTTGATAATAATCTTTTTCTAGAGTTGAAGATTTCTCCTTGCTGTCGGTGTGCCCATCTCCTGAAGCCACACCAGCTATCTTGTTTTTTGTCTCAGGTTGCTTTCCTTTCACTGTCCACTCATCAACCTGCATTCCTTTATAACTACTTGTTTTTGGTTCCAATATTCCAGCATTTCCTTTATCTGCTAAAATTCGATCTTTATTATTGATTGCATCTGCTAATATTGCTTTACACTCCACAATCTCAGATCTATAATCTCTCTCCGTTTCAGGCACATCGAATTCAGACAAGTCTCTAAATAATCTATCCAACTTTATGTTAATTTGATTAGCATTCATCAATAATTGATCAGCCTTTCCACTTTTAACCTCCATGATTGTCTTCAACAATTCATTCATAAAGTCATCTTTCTGCTTTTGCACTTGCTTTCTATCTTTAGTCTCTTGTTCTTCTAATGCTCTCAACACTTTATTGGTCTTATTCTCCATATTGCTCAAGGCTTCCACATACATTGATTCTCCAATCAATGTGAAATTCTTGCTCTTAGCAAACTTCACCATTTCGTTATATTCTGCTCTAAACCTACTTACTT